ATATTTACTGCATTTCGCGGTTCTTCGAATATACACAATTGGATAGAAAATATTCAATTAAAAAAGATTGCTCCTTATACAAATACTTCCGTCGAAGTCGAAAAGGGATTTTATAAAGCATATAATTTAATCAAACATCAAATCATTGAGAATTTAGACGTTTTGAAAAATAAGTATAAAACAAAACAATTGTTTATAACAGGTCATTCGTTAGGTGCCGCGATGGGAACATTGTTGGGATATGATATAGTTACAACATACACTGACTATGATATAAAACATTTTGTAAATTTTGGTTCCCCGAGAGTAGGAAACCGAGAATTTGCGGAGAGTTTTCGGACATATAATATACCATCCTTCCGTATTACACATTACTATGATATAGTTCCTCATGTTCCAGAAGAATTTTTAGATTATTTACACATAGCCAATGAAATATGGTATAATGAAGAAAATACGGAATATAAAATATGCGATGATAAAAATAATGAGGAAGATAATACATGTTCAAATTCTTGTTCTCCATTGCATTGTACCAGTACAAATGATCATTTGAATTATTTAAATATTCAGATGGGGAATGATTATTGTAGTAATTAAATATATTGATATATAGTAAATATGTCTGGGAAAAAAGAAGAAAGAAAAGTAGCCATAATTATGATAACTACACATGGAAATTTGGATCCATTGGAAGAGAAGATAAAACACGATCTTATTAAACACCCAACTGTTCGTAAAATAAATGCGACGGCAGATGCTGTTTGTAATTGGACTTCACCTGATGGTTTAAATGAAATGATTGGTCAGAGAATGAATGGTTATATAAGAGATATGAAACAACGAGAAACAAAAAAATGTAAAGAAACCAAAATTGAATATAATCCAGATAATATACTATGTTTATACGGAACAGATAAAGAACAACAACTACAAATTCAGCATTTTAGTCAATCATTACGAACTTTTATGCCTACGATTGATAATATTCGTCAAGACACACAGCAGTTTGTTGAAAAAACAGCAAAAGGAAAATATGCTGTATTAGACAGTTTTGACGAGGAATCGCATAGCGATCCAGATATGCACAGCTATATGAAAAGTTTACCAAAAAGTTATCAATTAGAAAAATGGGAAGAAGATGAAGAATATTATAATAAGATATATACAATTATACGATCGGAACTTGTAGGAGAAGATGTAAGTGCGATAGATAATACTATGTTTTTTTTAGGAGAACCACATTTAAAAAAATTACCTTTACCCGAATTACCCGTAATACCTCAAACCAGAAGTTCAATAAAACAGGACGATATAACGTTTAACTTAAGCGAGATATTAGAAAAAATAAAAGAATTAGGATATACAGATACAATTATTATCGATTTGTCGTGTAATGCAGGATATGATGATAGATCTGCAAGGACTTTGGTTAGAGACGGAACAAAAGGAGGAAAAAAGACAAAAATAAAGAGAAAAAAGCCTTCTAAGAAAAAGAGAAAATCCAAAAGAACAAGAAAACACAGAAAAAAATAAAAGGATAGTTAATAATACACGTATTATTAATAACTATCGAAGAAGATTTTTAAGAGCAATTACTACCATCTTCATAACAAGGGACATTATGCGTTGTCCAATCGCCAGGAATAGCAAACGCACACGTTTTTTCTATTCCCAATTGGTTCTCACCCAATACCAATTTCATAAATCCGAGTTCTCCCCAGTAACTCCCCCAAGAATTCCGAATAATCCAGTATTGTTTATCAACGGTGGCGTCATATCCCCAACCAACAATCGATATAATATGATTGATGATTTTCAATGCGTGAGGTTCATCCAATACACCTCCGGTATATTCAACAATTTGTTCCGCATTAATACCGCATGCAATCGGACCATTTTTATAGATTTCGGCCTTCATATTATCACTACCTTTAACCGCACCATAACTCGCAATTGTAGCATTGGGATATTGCATAATAGCACTGCACGTTCCACCATTGGATGTGAAAGTATCACAAGTTTTGCAAGTATTTTCGGCAGTACATTCAAATAACGATTTATCACCACAAGCCTTTTCTCTAGAATCGGCACTACACGCTTGATATACCATACAATCGTCAAATGGGATAGAACCGTATTCGTGAATAGCTTTATAGGTAGCCAAATGGTCCCCACCATTACAAGAACCACCCATTTGACAGTTTAATAAGAATTGAATACTGAGATTAATATCAGGCCAAGCAGCTTTTCTAGAAATTTTTATTCGATCGGCTAAAGAACTGATACTGCCGTGAGCCCAGCAACTTCCACAATAAACGGGAATATGTTGATTTAGATTTTTAGTCAAGTAATTCACGCCATCGACATCACTCCAAGAATAAGATTGAGGTAGAGATGAATTATCAACGTGTTGTATTAAGAATTGTTCTGTGTCTAATAATGGCACATATTCATTTAATCTCGAAGTAATCCCAACCAAACCGGCTAATAATACAAAAAATTTGAGCATCATTATTATATAGTATGTATAATAAAAATTTTATATTCTAATCAGAATATAAAACAATGTTTGAAGTGGGCGATAAAATTTATATAAACAAATATTTCGGGAATATATTGAAAGCGGATACATCGAAAATATACACAATAGTAGGATTGATACTAAGGGAACAAAATATGGAGGTTCTATTAGATAACGGAAAAATACATTATTTAATAGAAAATGGTATAGTTTATGGTGAAAAAGTAGAAACAAATTATTTTTGTTGGTTTTGTATGTAATTATAATATTGTTAAAAATACAAATAAATAACTTTATTTTCAAAGATAAAGTTATTAATATTCTGGAGCGTGTTTTTTAAATATACATCCTTGCATAGATAAATTCGGTATTTGGATAAGAATATTAGGATCTTGAATGTCGCAATCTTGCAACCATACTTTAACAATACAAAAGTTCTTTTTTGGTGAAATAGTAATACCATTAATATGTTTATTATGCTCTTGTTTTATACAAAGAGTTTCCCCACAAAGAGAATAAAATAGATGTGTCCAAACATCATATACTAACTTGTTAGCGACTTTAAATGAGAAGCATCCGCCCTTTCTATTTTGTTTATCTTCCCACATAGGGGTAATACCCGATTTCATAACAAACAACATGCAATGTTTTACAATTTTTTCAGGAATATTGTTATTTATCGAAATAAGTGTATCAAGCGTTGATATGTTTTTACCAATAAATTTATAACTAGATAAATCCCACTCTTTATCGTGTGGTAAATGATAATACAAATCCCATTTACCAATCAATGCGCGCGATTCACTTAAACATTCACTAAGTTGCATTGATAACTTATTCAGTTTATAATATAGTTACAATTAATTTCTTTAAATACGTATCGATAAATTTTATATGTTTATTGATTTTAAATCAAATGTGTCGTTATTTATGTGTAAATACTGTCCATATTGAATATTATATTCATCAATTTCAGAATCCATAATTTGAATAGTATAGTTTTTATCGAAAACGTAATATTCATTTGTAATATTTAAACAACGTAAAACAAATGCGGAATTAAATAGTTCATTTCCTATAAGTAGCATCCCGTTGGGTATAGTAAGTTGTATTGGTTCCGCTATATCAGGGTGTTTATAAAAAACGGACAAAAAAGTGCGTGACGACAGTGAAGTATTTTCTATATCTACAGATTGTGATAAAACTACCTTATATATGTTGTTAAATTTAGAAATAACGCAAATATCATTTTTATTAGTAAAATTTGAGATAAACGGTATATAAAACTGATTATGTTTGTTAAAAATAGCAATATTATCAATTTGTTTAATTTGGAAAGTAGATGTTAATTTATGTCGCGCATCTATTTGATATAGACCGCTCCAACAATCATACGGTGGTTCTTTCAATGTTTTATCAAAATAATTTATAATAGACTTTTTAATATTACAAAGTATATCGGTCGGTTGACGTATTATCGCATAACGGTTATACCATGTGTTAAATACATTTTCACCATTAACAATAAGTGTATTAAATTTCCAGACAAAGCTTGAAACCATTCTTATAATAAATGAATATGTGTTATTAATATTGGTGTTCTTTTCCATTATAATTAGTATTTATAATGTATTTTTTAAATGTTTTAAAAAATACATAAATAATTGTCTATTATATGTATAATACAATGAAAAGGGGGCTTTTTATTTTTCATAGGGATTTTCGTATTGTAGATAATATTGGTTTGATCAATGCTGCTAAAAAATGCGATAAACTATATACTTGTTTTGTATTTACCCCCGAACAGGTAAATAAAAATGCATATAAGTCAGTCAATACAGTTCAATTTATGATTGAAAGTTTATATAATTTACAAGATGAAATATCAGAAGAAGGTGGTAAATTGATTATAATTTATGACGATACGATTAATGCATTAAATTTTTTGATAAAGGAATTAAAAATCGAAGGCATATTTTTTAATGAAGATTATACGCCTTATGCTAAGGAACGCGCCGAAAAAGTAGAACAACTATGTGAGACAAATAAAATACAATGTGAAAAAAGTCAAGATTATTATATAAATGAACCCGGCACCGTATTGAATGGTAAAGGTGAAACCTATGTGCGGTTTACTCCTTTTTATGAATCTTATTTTTTAACCCACGATTTTAAGCCGTCTCAAAAATATAAAGTAGATAATTTATCAAAAACAACGAAAAAAATAAAAAATGCTATATCTTTAAAAGATGCGATGGATCGTTTCGTAAAAGAAGAGAATATAGATTTAGCTGTAAATGGTGGACGCGATTTGGGATTACAACGATTGCGAAATGCAGTAGCCAATTTAAATAATTATAGAGACAGTCGTGATATAATGGGTGAAGAAACGTCTATGTTGTCGGCGTATATTAAATATGGTTGTATTTCTATTCGAGAGGTTGTATCCAAATTTCGCATAAAATATTCATCCCATCACGAACTTATTAGACAGTTAATTTGGCGAGACTTTTATATGCACTTGCTTTCTGCAAATCCAACGGCATTGGAAGGATTATCACATAATAAAATGAGAAAAATTAGATGGTCAACAAATAAAGAATATCTAAAAAAATGGAAGGAAGGTAATACAGGTTTTCCGATTGTAGATGCAGGAATGCGTCAAATGAATAAAACCGGATATATGCATAATCGTGCACGTATGATAGTAGCCACATTTTTGTCTAAGATCCTTTATTTAGATTGGAAAGAAGGAGAAAAATATTTCGCACAAAAATTAGTTGATTATGATGTTGCTTCAAATTCTGGTAATTGGCAGGCAGTAGTTGGAGGGGGTTTATATGCTATGCCGTGGTTTCGTATATTAAGTCCATGGGCACAATCTGAAAAAAACGACAAAGATTTGGAATATATAAAAACTTGGGTTGTAGAATTAAAAGATGTTCCAGATAAGCATATACATAAATGGTATAAATATTACAAACGACACGATGATGCGGGTTATATAAAACCTTGTGTTGATTTTGATAAACGTCGCGACGAATATATGATAAAAATGAAACAGATATTAAGTTAATAAAATTGAATAATGTTTTTCTTTTTTGTAAACGAATATATATAATATATAAAATGATAAGTCCACTTATTTTGTTTAATAATTTATTACCACCAGAGGTAATAAATTATATTCAGACCTATTTAACAAATGATTTTTCTGTAAACGCGTTGAAAGAGTATTATAGTTATCTTTATCGTAAAAAAGAATTGTATGAAGATTTTGTTTATCAACAATATGTAGTACCAAATTGTTCATGTCGTAGATATTATAATCAACGAGCCAAGCGTTGGAAAACCCGTGAATGTAGTGAGTGTTTTAAATATGATAATACTGAACATATGCCGAGTGATTTCAAATTATGTATATGGGATAATCCACAATTTCGCAGAATACAATATGGCAAAAAGTATTAGGTAATATTAAATATAATTTTGTTATATAATATATGCGTATATATTATATATATGATTTATTCGTATTTTTCACATCCGAATAGCGTATGTATGAGTTATTGTACCCATTTTTGTTTTTCAATTAATTTGTCTCGAAAATTATTTATAGGTTCGTTAAAAGCGTTTATGCATTCTATTTTTCCTAATTTTTTTATAACATCGTCGAGTGATTTATTAGAAGAATTACAAGAAGATTTTAAAACAGTGGGTTGTGATAAAATAGGGAATAAATTGAATTTTCCTGATAATTTATATCCAACAGATTGGGATAGAGCTTTAAATAACGAAAATGTTAAAACGTATTAACATAAACCCTTAAATGTATACGACGTTTCATTTGTTATTTTTTAATTCATCTCGCAACATAGTTGAAGATATACCAGGTGTTCTTTGTAAATATACACATTCATAATTATTCGAATTAAATTTATTTTCCCAATCGTTACCCATAACAAGAATGTTACATTCGTGTTGTTTAATATAGTCTAATTTTTGTTCAAGTGATTCTTCTTCAAATATATCATTCGAATTTGAATATGTTTTAACATTCGTAATTCTTGTATCTATGTTTTCGTGTGATTTTTTACCTTTTTTCTCATTTAATTTATCATTCGATACTCCGATCACTAATTTCTCAGATAATTTTTTACAAGTATCAATGATGTTTTTATGACCTTGGTGAAATAAATCAAACGTACCAAACGTTATTATTTTGGCTACTTTTATTTTTGGCTTACTAACATAAATCAATGAGTCAAGCGATTGTTTTACGTTATCGTTATAAGTATATATAGTTGTAGCGTAGTTTAAATAAAAATAGTCAATTTCTTCTAATGAATTTATAAACAAATTAATTTTTATAGTAGGAAAGTAAAATTTAACTAATGCGGAAATGTGTTTAAATTTCCAAAATACAAACGTATTAATAGTATCAATATTATTATCGACAATATATTTTAAAAATTCTTTATCAATATTGAATATAGTATTGTAGTCTACATAATCCAATTGTAGTTTTTTATCTTCAGTCGGTTTATATTTTTCAATTTGAATATAATCTTTCATATTTTGTATGGCGAGTTGTTTTAAATAATCAAAGTCTTTAATTCCGTCTTCCCAACGATCATATTTAATAGTTATTTGTTTCATATCTTTTTTATGTGTTTTTATAACACATTCTTTTCTCACATCACCATAAGTTAATAATACCTCTTTTTCATAGTCATTACCAAATGGTATATATAATCCGTGAAAATGTTGTTTTTTAACAGGAAAAAAAGCCTCTTTTGGTACTTTATTGTGATAAAATCCTTTTTTATCTACATTTTCTACAATACCTTTGCTATTTATTTTTGACCAAAAAATATCAACTCTCATCTCTACCTTATTAAATGGTGATCCACCAATAAAAGTCCACCCTGGACTTTTGCTACCGGTTTCTGTACCACACCCCCAAAATTTAAACCCATATAGTTTAAATATAGGCATTAATTCTGTAAAAAAAAATTCTTTATGCTGTTCCATGACGATAATATCAAAATCATCTGTCCAAGGCATCATTTCTTTATTACGGACCAATCCAACCGAAGATCCTGCGAAAACTACATATTCTAATTTATAAAGATCACATAGTTTAAAAAATAACTCGGTTTGTTTATGAATATTCTCACAGTATGGAACAGTTGAATATTTATTTATACCATAATTTGGACTATATATATAGTCACTTACCTTATCGGTATCAAAAAATTTAAAAATGTCCTTATTTATAATCACCATTATAATGTATATGTATACATTATAATATACAACTATTTTCATTCATAAAATATTTTATGATTATATATCGTGTAGTAATTTTTTAAATTTGTCTGAATATTTTATTTTAGGTATTAAATAACTTTCGCCATATTGATTTTTTAAAACTCGATGTGTATCTTTATCGTTTGGTGCAAAAGTTTTAACATTTAAATATTCGATTTCTTTCAAATTGTAAAAATTGATATTGTAATTCATCCAAAAATTAGTTTCAACAACGCTACAAACGAAGTCTCCGTGTATATCCATTTCAAATGTATCAATATTATTTTTATTATCAAAATGAATTAATTTACATTGAATTCCATTTTGTTTCTGTTTTTGTATATTATCAAATCTATGGTCAAATCTCAAATTGTATTTTTGTAAAAAAAACCCGTTTTTTATTCTATCATAATTAATTGGGTTATTGCAAAAATGCTGCCATTTTGTTATATCATCTACATTAAATCGAATATCTAAGTCGTCGTCGTGATATATTGTTTCGCCGCGCGAATACTCAATTAAATTACCGTGAGAGATAACGAATTTAACATCTATTTCATTTAATAATTGTGTAATATTATTTATTAATTGCCTTTTATATTCTTGAACATATTGAAATGTTTGACTGTTTATTTCAATATTCTTATTATGTTGGTAATAAAAAATAGTCATTATATAATAAACTATTATTATATATATCACAAATTATTTAAATATCAATAGCAACTACATTTTTATCGGAACGTTGTTTTCTACGCGTCTTTTTAGGTAAGACATTGCTTTGACTGTCTTGAATAGATGATGCGCTTATCATAGATTCGTTTTCATCGTTACGTCCTTGGCTAGGTTGAACATCGCGAGTTTTTAAACCGGATAATAAATTATCAAGATCAACTGATTGAGGTCCTTTCATTTCGGCTCTCTCAGGTGCCTTTGATCTTGATTGAGATGGTCCTTGAGCACGAATATCTTCGAATTGATTATTAACATCTACGCCTTCTTCGCGAAACATTGATCCTCTTCCCATTGCAATATCAGGTCGGTTGGGTGTATTATTAGTATAATTCATTTTAGGTCTAGGTGGAGGAGCATGATTTTGTGTCTCAACTGGTGGGGGTGGAACACCGAAAGATGTATTTACTTGGTCCTCTGGATTTAATACACTATTCACAAATTCAAATCCAGGACTTTGGTTATTCATTGTTTGTGCAGTTGCTTGTGAAAACATTTTCATTAATTCGGGGCTCTGTTTAATAACATCATTAAAACCGGGTGTAGCAGTAGAAAGGGCTTTATTTGTAATATTCAATACAGCGCCACTGAAACCTAATCTCAACAGCAATGATACTTCAGGGGCCATTTTACCACCTTTGTATTTATCAGCTAGTTCAGCAAATATATCTTCATAACTTTCAATATCCTCATTAATTTGTTCACCCCAACCATCAAGATTAAGACCAAACGGATCAAACACTGCGTTCCCGTATTCAATTGAGTTTATTAATGTAGTCATCCACCAACCCTGTAATTTAATGCTATCCTTTTTTCGTTTATCGTCCATAGCTGTTTCATATTCATCTTCTACTTCATCAAAATCGGAGTCCATGTTAAAATTCGACGTGTGTTTAATCAATCCTTTATCGTACCATTCTGATAATTTCTTTATCATAGCGCGTTTTTTTCTTCTCTTTTCACGATCCGACAATTTCGAACCGGTGGAAGCGTTCATTGGTACCTCGTTTGTTTTTGTAAATCCGTCCCACGTTTTTGTATTACCAACGCTTTCTAGTGTGGCTGATCCAAGATTAGATGATGGTTTTAATTCTTCTACATTGCCAATATCAATTTGTATCTCTTCTCTAGGTGCAGAAGAACCGCCAAATCCTAGTATATCACTTAGACCACCAAATCCACCTTTTTCAGTAGAGGGAGCAACACCTGATACATCAATATTTTGAGTTAATGTATTTAATTCACTTTCTAGATCATTTAAGTCACCCATATCAATTTTGGTTGATGAATTCGATGATTTGTTTTTATCATTCATTAATAGTTCAACTCCCGGTCCAAAATTTACAGAAGATTGTCCATACGAGGATGAATCATTATCTTGTAAATTAAAAGAAACAGGCTCAAGATTATCTAATCCAATATCGATGACTTCCATTGAAATTCACTTATGTTAAAGTAACACAATTAATATTTAAGTTGTCCGCATAACTAATAATATTTTCTCTTTTTAAATACCAGATACCTTGTAAAAATGCATCTGCTAAATCGTCTTTTTTCTTAACATTAAATAAATCATCAAAAATTCCTAAAGATGGGTTTTGTACAAGAATTTGTTTGCTAATTTCTACACTATCTGATTTATGTTTTTTATATGAATTTTCTTCATCCTTTGATACAAGGTCTTTTAATTTGTTAGCGGATGATACATATTCTATATGTGGGCATATCTCCTGCATAATAAAATATTGGGATAACATGCCTTGGACAGTCTTCATTCTAGATGCTATTTTAGATATCTGGTTTTCAATAGCGACATGTGTTATCTTCTCTATATCGTGTATCTTATCTAACTCTAATTTAAGTAATTTACCTACCGTTATTAAATCTGTGGTGTTAGCGGTCTTTGTCTTTACTTTCTTTATTTTTACCAAAGATCTAGATGAACAGTGTTCGAGGAAAATTCGTATGCCTTCCTTTTTTGTTTGAGGTATATTGCTAAATATTTCTAAAGGTTGTCCAAGATTGAATAATTCATCTTTTGATAATTTACTTAATTTCGATGGTTTATATTGTTCATCCGGGAAAAACCAATTATTTTGTTTTATCGCCATTTTTGCGTGCGTTTCGCAAAAACAGTCTTCATCCTTTTTGTATTTCGCTTTTTTACCACAAATCTTGGTCTGTTTTTTCGACTTTATTTCGAAAGAGCAAAAATCTTGGGCTTTTGTATTATTTTCTAAAAGATTTATTATGTTCCAATCATGGACAATTAATTCACTACCGTTGAAATAAAAAATACAATATGCCATGTTCTTGATACCAACATCAAAACTGATTAAATACATATTAATAAAGTACAATTATTAATATTTATATAGATGGATTTGTTAAATAGTTTTAATAATAAATATATATATAAATTATTATGTTTCGCCTAATTTTGCACCAGGCATAGTGATTGTAAGAATAAATAGTTTCGTTCCATTTATAATTTAATATTATACAACTTTCGTAAATGGTCAATTCTATTGGCTATGATACCTGATGTTAACAACATAAACCCGGTTATAGCTGAAGTATCTGCGAGTTCCTTCAATCGCGTATGATCAAATTTGTTTAATAAATGAAAGGGTGACGGGATGTGTTGTATTATTTTACGTCCAATATAAGAAACGATTGCTAATGTTCCTAAAATTACACATAAGTAAATAAATTCGACTAATAGTGAATCGTTTTCATTTTTTTCACGGAATAAATATTTATCAAATACCATATTCGCACCAATTGCATAGACAAATTGTAATGATGTTACATATGCTATACCAAGTGATTTTGTAAGATAAAATAGGAACCCTTCTAAATTCATATATTAATGTGTTAGAAAATTTATTTGGACAAATTCGAGAATAACTCATCTTGTGTTAATGATACAGGCTGAAAACGAGAATTTAAATCTTCACGAGATAGATACAAATTTTTTAAATCACTGTTCTCGTTAATAATTGTGGATTGATCCTTGTACATTAAATGACTAGAAGGGGTCGAATGTTTATCATTGTTATATCCACGTTCATCCGGTGCAAAACGTTCGAAATAACCAACGTCATTACACGCCTCTCTGAAATTATCCCGCTTTATCTGTTCCGAGTTTTCTGTTAAATATTTGCGATATTCCCAATTTGAATTAACACCGCTATTTTGTAAAATGGTCTCATTTAGAACAGCTTCTGGTTGATGTGCTGCTACTAAAGAACGTCCATCATTCATGCGTGGAGGCAATTGTGGATGTACTGTATTTGTAGCATATCCCATTGTTGATTTTTCTAAATTTGTATCATTCGTATATGCTTTTTTTAAGGGTTCCGCGTTAGGATAAGAAAACATTATATATTTTGAATACATAATGTTTTCTCGATAAAATTAAATTAGGCTGAATGTTCTTGGATTAATGATAATATTTGAGCCTTCTTCATTTTGGATGCATCTTCTACCCATCCTTGTTTCAAAATATAAGATTTCAAGTTTCCTAAATTCATCTTATTAAAATCAGGTTTATCTTCTTCAATTTGCTCGGATTTATCATTCTCTATATCTTCCTCTGTATCTTCTACTATATCTTCTACTATATCTTCCATTTCATTGATTGATAATTCTTCGATGCTATTATTGTCTTCATTATCAGAAACAATAACTAGATCTTCATCATCTTCTTCGTCATGTTCATTATCTGAATATACATCGTCATCTGAATCATATTCTTCGGATGCTTGTTCTGGTTCATCATTATTAACAATTACGTGTTGTTCCGCGCGAAAAATATTTTGCAAATCCCGAGGATATGGGGTAGGAGGTCTGTTCATTAATGTTACAGATGTTTTGATATTATTAATTTCTTGGACCAAATTATTTATTATTTCAAACAAAGTATCCTGTTTTGATTCAACCGTAATAATACGCTGTTTAAAGTGATATACCAATAATAGTATTAGTAAGAACGTTATGCCTAAAGTAAAAAAGAATGACGTTTCCATAAAAGAGAAAATTCCCATTTATATTACTTAAACATAAATAGTCTTTAACTTAAACGAACTTTTATAAATAATTATATGTAATTATTGTATAATGGATAATATTGAAAATAGTAAAGACAGTTTACAAAATATACCCAAACCAAAAATCAACAAAGATGATTTTATAATGGGGCTATCTAAGAATACGATTATTGTATTATTAATGGGTTTGGTTGTTTTAGCACTTTTAGGATTTAATATATTTTTGGGAATAGGATTACTTTTAGATAAGTTATTTTCTGGTGTTAAAAACATTTTTGTAAAATTCCTATCAATGATTGGGTTTTATACAGGTGCTGCTATTAACACGACGGCTGATGTTGTTGGTGATACAGCGAAAGAAACGATTGATATCGCCGAAGGGTCTATTCAATCTCTAGGACATCTATTACAAAATAGAGATAATATGGGAGATCAAACAATTGATCAAAACCAATGGGATATTAATGTATTTAATTTAAATCCAACAACAAATGTATCACCTGATGATAATTCAGATAAAATGTTAGAGATTAATCAATTAAAACAAGAATTATTAGCTGCACAGAATGATACGAATATCAGACAAAAAGAAAAACAAATATTACAGAGTGGAAAACAATCATTAGATGATAGTATTAATAAAAGTAGAAAAACTCCGCAGTCAACTCCTGATACCGAACATATTGATAATGGTGATATGAAATGGTGCCCAATCGGTTCAGATGGATCCGTAAGCAAATGTGTTCCTACACAGGAAAAAGATCGATGCATGTACGGCAAAGTGTTTAACAATGAAGAAAGCTGTATTTTGAGTATAAAAAAAGATTTTACAAAAGTAAATTACAATGATGATAAAAGTTTAAATTGGGGAACGCCTATGCCTCCTGCACCACCCGCCGCATTGGGTCCAATGAAACAGCCTCTTTTATTTAATTCATTGCCTGGAAATAATATGGGGTTTAATTCTTGTATTCCGAATTCACCTTGTGGGGGACCTCCTAGTCAAAATATAAATGGCCAAATGAACCCTCCTCTCCAACAATATCCGGTTCAATATCCTCCTATGCGTGTTCCACCAAAACCTCCTATTATGAGTAATACTCATACTCCTATACAAACACCTATGCAACCCCCTATACAAACACCTATGCAAACACCTACGCAGCCCCCTACACAGCCCCCTATGCAAACACCTACACAGCCCCCTATGCAAACACCTACACAGCCCCCTATGCAAACACCTACACAGCCCCCTATGCAAACACCTATGCAAACACCTATGCAAACACCTATGCAAACAATAGATAATAATAACCCATATACAATATTATCCCCTTCTTCTGAATTGGTAAATGAAAGACAACCACAAGAACTAATGCAAAGACAAGGTATGTAAGAATAAATTCCTTGATAAATAAACAATATTTAAAAATATTATTTATTTAGCGATATATATGTCTTTATAGATAATATATGGATCCGAACAAATCTTCCCCCAAAAAAAAAGAATTATTAATAAAATCCAAAATAATTAGAAAGAAAAAAAATATAAGTGAAACTGATATAAATAATGAACGCAATGAAAGAATAGCCAAGATTATGGAAAATGATATTGTTGCTAATGAGAATATAGTGACCGAGGACAATATTGAGAAATTTGATTGGGAAAATGATTTCTTCAAAAAGTTTGAATGGTTATCTGATTCATTAGAAGAAGGACCTACAACCGAAGATAATACATATAACGATAGATATGACCTATTTATGGATTGTTGTAAAGTATTAGAAGATGAAATGATACAGATACAAAATGAACCCGAATTAAAACAGGCACCTGAATATAACAAATTATATATGTATTATATCTCACTAGATGATGATAAGTTATTTTTACACACAGATTTTAAAAAGGATTACGAAACCGTTATGAATGTATGTGAAAGAGAATATGAATATGTGCAAAAATACAAGCCCCGAAAAATAATATTTACAATGGAAATAAATGATCTATATGATGTAGATAAATATGTAAAAACGTTTATGCATATGTTTGGTATAGATGAGACACGCGGAGGTTCATATACAAATTTAGAGATACCTGAATTTTTGAAGGAAGCGATTATTTTTGAAAAAAAAATAACAACAATCGATTATTACTTAAAAAAAAAATAGATATACTATATATAAAAAATGAAGGTAAATATATTTACTATGGTAAAAAACGAAGAGGATATAATTGAATATTGGATTAATTATCACGGATCAATATTTGGTTATAGAAATTTATATATTATAGATAATTACAGTGACGATGGTACATATGAAAAACTATTAAAATATAAAAAAATAGGTGTGAATATTCGACGCGAAAAAAATTATACACAAAAGGGTAGACTTATCGGAGAATTAATAAAAAAAAGGGACGATTATGATATAGCTATTCCATTAGATATAGACGAATTTATCAGTCATTATGATAAGACAAATCGATCTTTAAATCCCGGTCATACAATGACTTATATTGAAAATCATTTACCTATTGGCGATAACGTCATATTTAAGTGTAATTATGTGCAATCTGTTATTACAGAAGATAATAAAGATGGATATGCTAATGCTTTATTAGAGTCACCTTATGGTAGATACGACGATTACGGTAAACAAGCGAAAACGTTTTTCAATGTAAAAAAATGGACAGGAGAATTAGATCATGGAAATCATTACTATTGTGATGATTATATATTAACCGATTTAGTACTGGTTCATTATCACTGTAGAAATATAGATCAGATGATAAAAAAGGTGCGCACAAACGTGAATGGGCTAGGATATCCAGAAGATATAGAAACATTAACAAAAATACTATCGGATAATAATAATATTCCAGGTTCACACCATATTCAACATATGATAAATATATTATCAAATAAATTTAATTTACCATTTAACGTCAATGTAGAAGACAAATTTCCTTATATAAAATTAGACAGTTTGATTAATTATTTCTTAAAATTATCATTATAATAAATATAATAGTATTAAAATATTATATTTATACTGGATTTGCGGTTAAACTAAATGGCGAAAATGTGCGATTATTATCATCCACAATTTCACCACTACCGTCAAATAATGCGATTGTAACATTTTCATAAGAATTAAAAACAGCAGGGTCATTATTATCGAAATTAGTAAAAAAATTATACTTAATATTGGTAACATTTCGACTATTATCATTGGTAACATTTCCACCATTAACGTTAACACGATATGGATCAATTGTATCATTCTCGGTTTCAGCAACTTCTCCTGTATATTCGGCATAATTAATATTACATTTTAAGAGAATGGTGTAAACATACTGTGTGATCGTTTGAAGCGTAACATTGTTTAATACAATATTACCGACATATTGTGAAAATTTAATTTTACCAGGTGAACTACCCATAAAATCCAAAGAGACGGATAAAGTAGAATTTACTATATCGCTATCTAATTCAGGATCAGATCTAAATTCAATATTATTTGTTGAAATAAGGGAATCGCTATAATAAATGTCTAGTAATGAACTAAATAAAGCGATTTGAACAGTAGTTATATCATTATTTATATCATTAATAGTTGCGAAATCAGCTTCAAACTGGATGCAAATAGGAATGGAAAAATTAAAACGAAACTGATTATTATCAGGATTTAAAATAATAATATCCATAATATTAACATAGTCGCCATTATTCGCAAATATATTGTAGAAAGGAAATGTATCAAATATACGTTTAAAGTTGTCGAATGGTATATTTTGAAATGTGAATTGTCTTGAAATGTCCTTATAATTATAAAGAGGAATATTATTATCTTGATATAGTTGTATTATTTTACCAGGAACACCTGAAGAAGATGTAGGTTTGGCTGAATTATCAGCCGGACACGTTTTATTTTTCTTTATTTTTGTTGCTAAAAACGCATAGCTCTCTTTTTTGTTGGATTTTTTGTTATTATTTGCGTCATATTTTAATATTTCAGCTTTTCTTCGCATATTAAAATCATTACTAGAATGAATTAGTTGATTATTGGAATTATATGTGTAAGGAGAAATAATATTAAATCTGGACGAAGGATCACCTGCTTCGTGATAAAAAAAACGAGAACGTTGTTTACGCTGATTTGTACAAGATAAAATAAAGTCAGACATTATATAAAATATTATATAATATGAAATGATTAATAATTCGCAGAATACCATAAATTGGATAAATAATAAGGGAAACCTGTAGCATCATTTGAAGAATTTTCATTTGCTGCACGGGTATTTCTACCCCAAGAAACAATGTTATTAATTTGGAAAATACTCAATGCTTTATCATAATATTGTAAATCAGCCATATTACCATTATAACCACCGTTTTTACAAATATTAACATTTTGATAATTTTGTTTTGGAACATCTTGTAATACAGTTCTTGATACAATTCCACCATTAATATAAACATCCAATGCCGTATTCTCAATACGAATTACACAATTAAACCATTTTCTAAGAGGGATATTTTTAACAGTGAGCATTTCGTGTGGATTAGATACAGATACAGTATTCATTAGTACAACCAAATTATTAGTTTCATTTTCTAAATATAAACCCGGTCCATTATTAACAGTAGCGAGACCATCATCACTAAATGTGGCATTACCTTTATTAAATACGTGAGAATATTTTTGAGACTTTGAAACATCATTAATATACATCCATAATGTCCATGTAAATTCAATACCTTTATTTTGATTATTCGATCTTAAAATAGGAATAGACTCCGAATTTTTAGGGTCTTGGTATATAGTCACTTCATTTGCTGCATTCATTGTGCCGTTTATTAATTTCGGATCTCCTTTTGGTTTCATAAAATAACCAATAATTTTAACTCCTAAATTTAATACAATCATAAAAATAATAAGAACGAAAATTAAAAAAGCAAATTTAGCAATGAGAGTGTTTGATTCTAAAAAATTACTACTGGAACCAACCAAGTCTGAATCACTAAATGATGAAATGGAATCTTTCATATAATTTGTAGCACTGTTTACGTTTTCAGATACATTTGTAGTCATTGATGAAATTCCGGAAGAGGCGCCATCTACTGCTTGGGCAACTGCTTCGGGAACATTACTATTTTGACTTGATATAGGTTCTGCTTGTGGATAGCTCATTTGTAAATATATCTATTATATATTTACAACATTTTTTAATTACTAAATAAGCATTATATTAGAAGTTAACGGTATAGGAAGATTGTTGAACATTGTCTTTATTAACGGCGAGATCTAAACTATAACTTCCAAATAATTTAGATAGTGCATTTGAATTACCATCCATGTAGTTATCCCACGCTTCTTGTGGACCAATGGGATTAGCCCAATTCTGTAATCCTGCCACATAACAGTCCCAACCACTACCGTAAATAATAGGGGCCATTTTAGCATCAGCGGGTTGATTTGGACTTGTAACTAGTTTTGTAGAGTTTACTAACTTACCGTCAATATATGCGTCAATAATAGAATTATCGGAACTAATAACAACATATACCCATTTTTGAATACTAAAATTATCTGTTATTAATATTTGTTGTTCATCCAATGATGAACCGTCTTTTGAAACACATGTAATACCGCAATACAGGTTGGGTTCATTGGCTGCTAAATACAGACGGATATTATCTTTTCTAGAGAATATTGTTTTTTCTCTAGTTGAATCCCATGTATTAACATAAACCCAAATACCATAGGCATATCGTGTAGATTGTCCACTGTTAATAGCGGATACGGGTTCATTACCACCTTCTTTTAGACTAGCGGATTTACTAATAACCGATGATTTATTGATAAAGAACACGTATAAAACATAAATGAGTATAACAACAATTATACCTAAAACTATAGCAGTCCATTCCATTTTTTTTTATATTATATTATATTATTGTATAAAAAGTTCCAAGATTAATCATCCATTTTTCGTGGGACTGGTAAATTAGAAACAATCATTGTATTATATGTTAACGCGATTTGTTGTGGTGTAAGAGAATGTTTATAATATCTCACATTACATATACCACCGTCAATACCGTTATCGTCGCCAATAGAAATATTATCTAGATCATTATAAACGGGCATATTTTTGTTCATTTTAAACGTTCTTTCTAAATGTCCATTAATAAATATCTCAACCTTATTTCTATTATAGTTCATGACAATTTGGTTCCATTTTTGTGGTTGAATAGTGACGTCGTAAAATGTATGATCATCAGTAGCATATTGTTTTACCGGTGGATATCGGGAAAAATAAAAAATTAATTTGTTACGTTCAATTGTTTGGTCATCGCCTCCTCCTCCGCCGTAGTATCTTACCATTGGTTTTACGTGTTCAACCCCCTCATTGTCTTTAAATCCGTAAGTTAAAATTTCTTTTTCACTATTGTATCCAACGTGTGTATGTGGATGGACATTAATATATGTCCAAAATGAAATACAATAGTTTGTTCGATAATTACCATTTTCGTTATGTTTTTCTTCTGGATCGATTTTTAATTTATCACTATTTGATATAACCTTTATATTGTTGAGTAAAACGATATTATCTTGTAAAAGAATAGATTCATCTTGTCCCGCTACCTTTTCTGTTATATCGGGTAAAAACCCATATATAATGATTAGTAACATTTCAAGCGCAATAAATAGATATATCGAATAAGGTGTTAGATTTACTTCTTCTAGTAAAAATTCCCATACATCATATAAAACACAAGGAATATAGAAAATTAACTGTGCTACAAATCCCCACCAGCCTTGTAACTTGGACATATATTCAATTAACCATCTATATGTTATAGCTAAACCAATAACTGTTATAGCCGTGATCATTGTATAATTTGTAATCGCATCCATATTAATCGAATTAGTTGAAGTCGCATAAATATAAACACCAAATATCATCAATGCGGTAACACCTATTAATTTTAAAAATAATTTCGTAGCTTCTGTGCTTTTATTTAAACTCATTATAATACCAAATGTTAGAAGAATAGGTATTGCGTAAAGGAAAAAGTATTTTTGAATATTATAATCAGCGGACCCACTATTTATAAATATATTCAATAATATGGATGCGGCTATAAAAAACACAACAGTAGTTATTGTATATTTTATAAGAATACGACGTGCTTCTCCACCATTTTGGTCACTTTTAAATATTTGTGAAAAAAAATTATCATTTGTATTTTTATTAATAGACATAATTTTACAATATATATAACTGTAATATATATTTTAAACACTATGATGTTACTAAATAATAATATTTTCATTAATAGCGTTATTAATGTTTGTTAAAATGCGTTTTTTTTCAATATTATAATGACGAATAGATAGCAAACAATTATCGTAACTTTTCCATTCCATTTTACTAACTTCCGATTTTTCAAAATTACAAGTAGTTAATGTATTAATATGTTCAGCAAACATTAAAAAATATTTATGTTTATAAGATTTATAATTTGAACCTGTGAAAATTTCTTCATAAGGTATTATGTTTTGTAAATTTTTAAGAATAGATGAGTTATAACCGGTTTCTTCTGTGAATTCCCTTATAGCGCAATCATAATCGGATTCTCGATTATTTCGTCGCCCTTTTGGAAACCCCCACTCAGGCTCTTCCCATACATAGAGAGAATTACTTTCATCTACTAAATCATTTAGTGTGCATAATTCATTGTTGAAATAAACGCCATTTTTTAAAGCATTAAATTTATCCCGTGAAACATTTTCTTCGTTTTTGTACTGCATAGATATATCACCCCCTCCCCATACATTGTTCCATAATTCTTTAAATTCAAGGACTTTTATGTTTTCCTTCTCATCTTTCGTCATTTGATTTAGCATATTCAAAATATATGCTTTATTATGTAGCGTGTATTTTCCTCTCATAAAATCGACGTGTCCCAATGTATCCTTTCGTCTTATCATTAAAAATTCAGGGATATTATTATTAATGCGGAATGCGACTATACCTATACTTGTTATAGGTAGTTTACATTGATGATATAAATGTCCATTTTTACCGCAGTTATTACAATAAATTTCATTATGCATGTTTACGCTAATATTATAATATTATATTCACAATTGTTTATATACTTTGCATTTTTTTCCTATATATTTATGGACGATTATTATGACGAATATAAGCAAAAAACTCGCATTCCAAAAGATTTCTCAATTTTAGAAGAAGACAAGTTTGACGCAGAAATATGGGGGCCTCATTATTGGTTTTTTCTCCACACAGTATCGCATACATATCCATTATATCCAAATGAAGTTACAAAACGAAAATATTATGATTTAATTCATAATATGGCTTTATTCATACCAGATGTTAAAATAGGTAACAATTTTAATAAATTGCTTGATAATTTTCCAGTAACCCCCTATTTAGTAAATCGTGATTCGTTTGTACGTTGGGTGCATTTTATACATAATCAAATTAATAAAAAAATAGACAAGGAAGAAATTACCTTATATGAAGCTTTAGATAAATACAAGGCCTTTTATAAACCAAAATCTGTGAAAATATCAGAAAAATTCAATTTAAAGAAAGATTATATTATAGGGGGCATCACTGTGATTTGTTTTATTTTTATCATTTATATATATAATAAGTATGAATAATTTGAATTCTCAAATTGTAACGTTTAGCATTATGTTTTTAGTCGGTATTTTATTTAATCCAATGAACGTTTTAGCATATAGATTATCTGATATTTACATTTCACTTACATTAATATATGGTGGATTACTTATGGCGTCAAATATGGTATGGAGCCATCAAATCGTTCATTATCTAACAATGGGACACTTTAGTTTGAATATATTTATGTTAGGTATAATGATGTCTCTATTCTGTGTGTTTTTATTAAGATATCAGGTATTTATTGATGATAAGAATTGGTTAAAACGAATGATTGGACACCATTCTACTGCTATAACAACAACGAAACAATTGCTCGATAATCGAAAATATAAGGAAAATGATATCATATTTAGACTAGCAAAGGATATTGTGGTGAATCAAGAATATGAAATAGCTGCTATGAAAAATTTTATATAATAATAATATAAATGCGATTAGAATTATGGATGTTATTAATTACTGGGGGAATTGTATTTCATATTTATACAGACGGTAAATATACAAAAAATCTAATGATGCATAAAAAATATTTCAAAATGGGTGGCGTGGTTGTAGCCGCATTTGTAATGTATGTTTTGTTGAAAAAAAATCCGGCAAATGCTGAGAATATAATACGAACATCAAATGAATACATTAAATATTTGCCTATAGATAAAAATACGTCTTCCATGATTTCACCGATTTTAGATTTCACGTCAAAACATAGGTACAGTAACGATACAACACATCCCATTGTACGTGTGCCGAATGAACACACGCGTTCCCAATCTATTATGATGAATTCAGGGAAAAAAGGTACCAAACGTTCTGTTAGTGAAACTAAGAAAAAATTTGTAGCATCTAGGCAAAAATGGAATTGCGATGGATGCAATGATCAGTTAAATGCTTGGTTTGAGGTAGATCACGTTATACGGTTAGAACACGGCGGAAGTAACCACGTTGATAATTTAGTAGCATTATGTAGAGAATGTCATGGAAAAAAAACAACCATTGAAAATCTTTAATGTTAAAATATAAAAATCGAAATATACGTTTATTGTATACGTATATTTACTAATGGATAAAACAGAAAAAAACATTGTTATAAAGAGAAAAAAATGTCCAAATGGAACTCGAAAGAACCGTCAAGGTATATGTGAACCAATTCAGGTTGTTGAGAGCGAACCAAATGCACAGGAAATAGAACCATTATTACAAGCTGTACCAAAAACTACTGAAGACATTAATAGAGATGAACATAATGCTAAAAATTTCGATACCGAACAAATAAAGGCTACCAATGAACAAATAAAACAAACGCAGTCTGAGATATTAGCAGCTAAAAAAGATGAACCATTAGTTATCGAAAAAGGAGATATGGAGGTGGAACCGGTGAAAACCATTATTGTGAGAAAGACCGTAAAGCCACTATTAGTAAATGATATTCTAGCGAGTGTATCAAAAAATACAAATGAATTTTTGAGAAAAAAAGAACAGATTGAACATACTCAAGAGAAGGATAGTAATGACGATTATTCCTTTTTATATCCGTCGTTGAATGACCCCGATTTTTCAAAAAAAATAGCAGAGCATCAAGAATTCTATGATACACAATATGACGGTACAATACGCGATGTGAAAGAATATGCTGAGAAATTATGCAATGAACCATTCGAATTAATGCCTCATCAATTATTTGTTAAAAACTTTCTATCATTTCAAACGCCATATAACAGTTTATTATTGTATCATGGGTTAGGAAGTGGTAAAACGTGTAGTTCAATCGGTATAGCAGAAGAAATGCGACAATATATGAAACAAGTTGGAATTAAACAACGTATAATAGTTGTAGCTGCACCAAATGTCCAAGCAAACTACAAATTGCAATTATTCGATGAGAGAAATTTAAAGGAAGAAGATGGGATATGGAATATTAAATCCTGTGTAGGAAACGTCTTTTTGCGGGAAATTAATCCAACCAGTATTCAGGGAATGTCCAGAGATCGTGTTATTTATCAAGTGAAAAGCATTATTAACCAATATTATGTATTTATGGGATACGTTGAATTAGCCAATTTTATTCGGAAAAAAACAATGGTTCAAACAACTGGGTTCAATGACGAAGAAGTAAAAAAAATGGAAATACAAAATATGAGAAAATTCTTTAATAATCGTTTAATTATTATAGATGAAGTTCATAATATCCGCCTAGCAGATGATAATGTTGATGATAAAACCGGTAAATTGTTAATGAAACTAGTTCGATTTTGTAATAATATGAGATTATTACTTCTTTCGGCAACCCCCCTTTATAATTCTCACACGGAAATTATTTGGCTGACTAATCTCATGAACTTGAATGATAAACGAGGACTGATAAATGTAAACGAAGTATTTGATAAAAATGGCCTATTTAAAGATGAAAAAAAAGATCAATCGGGAACAATTATAGAAGAAGGTGGATATGAATTATTAACGCGTAAATTAACCGGATATATTTCTTATATTCGCGGTGAAAATCCCTATATTTTTCCATATAGAATTTACCCAGATACGTTTGCTGTCGAAAAAACATTTGCTATTAAAAATGAAACCGGTATATTATCAACTGTTCGTAATATCGGAGAGACCCTTACTGGAACAGTTACGAAACAAATTGAATTACCAACTAAACAATTAAATGGTAAGGAAATAGAAAATCCATTAAGATATTTACCTATATATTTAAATGAAATTGGCGAATATCAATCAAAAGCATATAACTTGTTAATTAAGAGTATAAAAAAAAATATAAAAACAGATGCTAAAATAAATTTCGACGAATTGGATAAATTTGGCTTTCGTATTTTACAATATCCATTAGAAGCATTAAATATGGTTTATCCAAATACATTATTAGACGACGAATTAAAAAAACAGGGTTCACACGAAGAAGAAAAACAAGAGGGCGAAAAAGAAATAATTATAGATGCTCTTCCGGAAATGGTAGGAAAACGCGGATTAAATACAGTAATGAACTATGTTGACGACTCTAAAACAAAGGTTCCCAGAAAATATAAATACTCATACAAAGAAAACGTTGTAGAAAAATATGGTCGTATTTTTAATGAAAAAATTATAGGTAATTATAGTTCGAAAATATCGTCCATCATTCAAACGATAAAAAAATCTAAAGGAATTATACTTATTTATTCACAATACATTGACGGTGGTATAGTCCCAATGTCTTTAGCGTTAGAAGAGATCGGATTTACTCGATATGGTTCATCGGATCATACTACATCTTTATTTGAAACCCCGCCTACTGAACCAATTGATTCGTTAACAATGAAGCCCAAAAGTGAGGTCAAAGAAAAATTTAAACCCGCACAATATGTTATGATAACCGGTGATAAATCATTTTCTCCAAACAATCTTGAAGACATAAAAACGATAACAAATGATAACAATAAAAATGGCGAAATGGTAAAAGTGGTTTTAATATCAAAAGCCGGATCAGAGGGACTGGATTTTAAATGTATTCGTCAAATACATATTTTAGAACCATGGTATAATTTAAATCGCATAGAACAAATATCTGGACGAGGCGTAAGACAAAAAAGTCATTGTTTATTACCGTTTGAAGAAAGAAATGTAGAAATATATATGCATGGAACAGTTTTAAAAAATAGAAAGGAAGAAGCAGTGGATATATATATTTATAGATTGGCTAGAAATAAGGCAGAAAAAATAGGTAGAGTAACTCGGCTATTAAAAGAAACGTCGGTAGATTGTTTATTAAATATCGGACAAAATAATTTTACCCTTGAAAAAATGAATTCCATTGTAGCAAATAAAAATTTGAAAATAAATATAGCATCTAATAAAACGATTGAATTTAAAATAGGTGATAAACCGTTTACTGATATATGTGATTATATGGCGGATTGTGCATATAAATGTAATAAAAAATACGACACGTTAAAAGTAGATAAACCTAATCAAGAATTATATTCAGAGAGTTATCTTCAGTCCAATAATCAACATATAATGAAGCGCATTCGGGATTTGTACCGAGAGATAAATGACGGAAAACACTTTTTTAATTTAACTGAAATAATAGAATCGATTAACATAACAAAACAGTACCCCATTTCGCAAATTTATTCGGCTTTGTCTGTATTTATTAATAATAAAAATGAATATATAATTGATAAATATGGTCGTCGCGGAAACTTAATTAATAAAGGTGATATTTATGCATTTCAACCAATAGAGATAAGTGATGAAAATATTACTGTATTTGAACGTAAAGTTCCGATTGATTTTAAACGCAATAATGTAACCCTTGAAATACCAAAATCATTTCCTGAAACTGATCTCATTAAAACCAGTGAGATTGAATATGATACAATCATACGCGAAATCAATAAAAATGTCGACATATCTCGTGAAGAACATACAATAACACAAGGTGATCAAAATTGGTATAAACACGCAAGTCTAGTTTCAAATCATTTACAATTGATACATGGAATTAATTTTGAAACATATATAGATTATGTTATCCATCATTGTATTGATACATTAATGCCTGATGAAAAATTAAAAGTTATTTCTTATATATATTCACATATTAGATCCGAAACAGATTTAACTGAAACCGAAAAGGCAATCAAATCTTACTTAGACAAAGAAATTGTTACTTATAAAAATAAAAGCGGAATAATATTGACTAATCTGAAGGGCTGGGAATTATACATTCAATCGTCTGAAGACCCCAGTAAGTGGGAGTTAGCTGAACCTGAGGATATTCGAAATTTTGAAATATCACAAACGTTGTCCGATACATTTACAAAAGATGTAGCATTTTATTCCAATGTAATAGGATTTATAGATATGTTTAGAAATAGTAAAGAAATGGTGTTTCGTATAAAGGATTTATCTCAAATGCAAAACAACACGGGAACCAGAATAAATGGACAAACGCCTGGAAAGGGGGATATTATAAAACGTTTGAATTCCATTGTATATGACGGCGAAATAATGGAAGATCATATGTATAGTTTAAAAAAGTCGAAGGAAATTATGCAACAGGGGTTATGCGTGATTGTTGAAATGTTATTAAGGAACCGAACTGAAGGCAAATATAAAAATAAAATATGGTTTTTAAATCCACAACAAGCAATGTATAACAAAATATCCAAATTTAGAAGATAAAAAATATATCATTATTCTATATAATGAGTGATGATATACCAGAAGTAATAGGGGAAGGTACATATGGATGTGTTCATAATCCTCCCCTTCTATGTAAAGATTCAAAAGAACGTGATTTAATGAATGTTTCCAAATTAATGGCTACTAACGAGGCGGCTAGCGAAATGAAAGAATACGTTTTAATTAATAATATTGATAAAAATAAAGATTATTATCTTGGACAACCTAAACAATGTTTATTAGGAAAAACAAAATCGAATAAGCGTGCTATTAGATCATGTCATATTTCAGAAGATGTATTTGAAGAATATAGTAAATATTCACTTTTAATTATGAAAAACGGGGGGCTAAATTTAGGGCAATATGCTAAAAAAATGGGAAAAGAGGTCGTAAATAGCGAGAATAAACAAAAAGTAGAAGATTTTTGGTTAGAAACTCATCGACTAATGATGGGTTTAAAATTATTTCACGATAATGGAGTAGTTCATCACGATATGAAATCTGGAAATATTGTTTATCTTGAAAAAGATAATCGTTTGAATTTTATCGATTTTGGATTATTGTGTAAAAAAACAGATTTAATAAAAAATAATAGAAAAAATGATAATTGGTTAGCTATCGCACATTGGTCCTTTCCTCTAGAATTACAATATTTAACGAATGAGAATTTTAAAGGAATGTCTCAAAAATCAGAAAGTGATAAAACAAAAATGTTTGTAGACATTGCGCAAAGAAACGATGCCATAAAGACATTTTTTTCAGTTATTAATAAAAAAACAACTATTTTTAAATTAAAACCAATATCGAAATTTTTCGAAGATTATTTGTTAACTTTAAAAGATATAGATACTTATGAAAAATATGAAGAATTTATGGACCACAGTATTAATACCATTGATAGTTATGGTGTAGCAAGCGGTTTAATGGAAGTTTTATGTAGTGTTTATAATTTCATGGATATGGACTTTGTATATGAATTAGCGGATTTACTATATAAAATGTTCACTCCCCATCAACGATCACGATTAGATATTAATGGAGTATTATTACTATACGAAGACTGTTTAGAGCGTCATATCTTAAAAAAACGTAAATTGCAATTTTCAGAACATAAAATAGTAAAAGAAAGTAAAATCGAAACTGTTTTCAATAAAAAATTAGGTTCTATTAAATTAAAAGATGTAATTATTACATCAAATAAAAAATTAAGTAAACTAGCAACATCACCCAGATGTCCAGAAGGAAAAGAATTTAACCCTTTTACACGTAAATGTATAAAGAACTGTAAAAATGGTTATGTAAGAGATCGTAATTTTAAATGTATACGTAAACCATTAACCAAATTAGACTGTCCAGAAGGAAAGATATTAAATCCTAAAACAAATCGATGTATAAAAGTGAAAAATACACGTAAAATATTAAAACGACTAGAATGTCCAGAAGGAAAGATTTTAAATCCTAAAACAAATCGATGTATTAAATTGAAAAATACACGTAAAACATTAAAACGATTAGAATGTCCAGAAGGAAAGATATTAAATCCTAAAACAAATCGATGTATTAAAGTGAAAACCGAGAAAACGTTGCGTCAAAAAAATTAATAATAAAATTGATTTTATTAATTAATATAATAAAAAGTATATAAAATATTCTCTTCTATATATTAGTAAACAATGTCTACCGTCATCATCAAAAAAACAAAAAAACGAGAGGTTGATAAAAAATCCTCACCTCGTGAACAAAAAGTTTATGGGGTTTATATGAAATCAATATTAGAACGCAAAGTATGTTTAGATATAACTGAAATTGGTAAAAATGTTAAGAATAATCTTGAAACAAAATTAGAAGGATCGTTGAGTGGAAAATGTGTGAATGAAGGGTATATTCGTCCTCAGTCTATAAAAATTATCAATTATTCTGCCGGTAATGTTAATTCCAGTCGTGTTGAATTTGCTGTTATATTTGATGCTATGGTATGTCTACCTGTCGATGATATGAAAATTGAATGTACGTGTAAAACTATAACAAAGGCGGGTATTCACGCACAAGTTATTGATGATAATAATAATATGCCTATTACAATGTTTATAGCAAGAGATCATCATCATATGGATACGAAGTTTAGTGATGTTAATGTAGGTGATAAACTACTTTCAAGGGTTATTGGAATACGTTATGAATTGGATGATGATTTTATTTGCGCTATTGGTAAATTGGTATAATTATAATATATGAATATTTTATATATATTATTACATTTTTTATGACTGATACAAATAATAGTACAGCGAATTTTACACAAACTGGTCCTACTGGACCAATCGGTTCTCAAGGTCCTCAGGGCGAGAGAGGTCCACTTGGTAACACCGGAGATCGCGGTGCAGTTGGCGGTGTAGGCGCAAGAGGACCTAAAGGAAATACGGGCGAAATTTATATTTCCGATACGATTACCGGCACCCCAGGTACTGATGCTACAATTGTTGATGCAGTTGGATCAACTTCCACGGTACGTAATATTATTGTTACAATTCCTAGAGGTGACAGAGGATATACGGGTACAGTTGAAGCAAATTATTCCAATCTATTGAACGAAGATACGTTTACATTAGAAGCTGAAACTGGAAATACAAT